CTTCTACTTCTTGTACGTTTTTTTGTAAGAATCTGCTGTAAGAAGTTCTTACATTTTTAACAAAAGACACTGGATTATACATCAATAAATTGTTTCTCCAATTATAAAACCCTTAACTAAAAAAGTCAAGGGTTTATGCTTTAATTGCAATTTTTTATTTAAGGTGGATGCTTGTATTTTATCATTTGACTGCTTTAGATAAATGTTTACGTTAAGTTAGAAAACCTCCCTACATATACGTTTACAAATGTGGTCTTTGTCGTCGCAGTCAATTAAGCATTCGTAGTATTCTGTGATTAAATCTTCATGGGGGTCTTGATGTTCTCCCGCCAATTGATTGAAAGGAATTAAGTTATGCATTAATTGTCTCCAAATATAGTTTAATAATAAAGATAGAATTTCAGTGCATCTTGTTACTCCTAATTCTTGAATTATTTAGACAAGAAATGTCTGTATTTACTGATACATTGTCTTTATCTTAACAAAAAGAAATGCCTACGTGATTGTACCTACTCGCCCATAATCATCCATTAATCTTACAATATCATCCTCTCTACACTCTCCAGTTTGAGTCTCAATAATAGTCATTCCATCATCCCCTGCCCTTGCTCTATGTGGAGATGTTTCCATAACTATATACAAGTCTTCTGGTTTTGCATTGTATTCAGATCCATCAGTAATAACTATCCCACTCCCCTCTGTAACAACCCAGAATTCTTTTCTGTAGTTATGATATTGATAGGAAAAAGAGCAGTTAGGATTAAGATGTAATCTTTTTACTTTATAATTTGGTTCATCCAATAAAACTTCATAATATCCCCATGGTTTAATCACTTTCTCCATACACTATCTCCATTTAGTGAGTGGTTTTGCACCAATTAACTTTGCGGTTTCTAGATCATCACTCTCATCTGGGTTAGTATGATATGTCACTTCTTTTAATGTTTTAAGGTATTCTAAAACGTGTTCTCTAATCTCCATCAAGTCTTCATAACATCCTTGATTGTATGCACAACCACGCAAACTATGATCAGGTTTTAATACTGATTCAGTAAACAAGTCTAACGCTCGCTGATATTTTTGTGCAGATGTTTCAACTGCATCAATTGAGTTTTGATCGTGCATTTTTCTTCTCCTTTTGAATACCTTTTTTTATGTATATCATAGCACACTCAAAGTTCTTTGAGAAGTGTTCTATGATACCATTATGAACGATGGCAAACTTTCTTCCGTTTGATGGCACTGCTGCCCACATACCATCCTTAGATACCCAACCATTTGGTTGACCAACTTTGGCATCAAGTAAAGTTAGATTTTTGGTTGGATAAAAAGATTGATAGTTATCTCCTCTTGCCATTAAAATACTGCTGTTACACTTACAACAGTGGCATTAGGATTTCTTGCAAGTGCTACTCTCTTTGCTTCCTCATAATCTACTGCTCTGACTTCTTCATTGAAAGTCTGACCTGCAACATAGAGTTGTACTCTACACTTCATAATTCTCCTTTGTTTACTCTTCTATTATATAATATCTAAGATGTTTATGCTAGGTTCTTGTGCCACTTTGTTAACTGGTTGATAATCTTGTATTCTTTTCTGAATTAAGTTACCATATCCTTCATTCAGTTCACACCCAATATAATGACGATTAAGTGACTTTGCTACTGCAGCAGTAGTTCCTGCACCCATAAAAGGGTCAAGTACTGTATCCCCTTCCTCACTCCCTGCAAGTATACAAGGTTCAATCAAGTCAGGTGGATATGTGGCAAAATGAGCTTCTTTATATGGTTTAACTGTTACTGACCAGACAGAGCGTTTATTCTTTGTTGGATATGATTTTGTAAGTCCTGTATGTGGCGATAGTCCTGTTCCTTCGTTGTGGTATTTTCCATTTGTTCTGTCTCTTGTTCCCCAATCTTTTGCGGGTTCTTTGATTGCTTCATTATCGTAGTGATATTTTTTATTTTTACTGAACAAAAATATATATTCGTGTGACTTAGTACACCTGTCTCTCACACTCTCTGGCATTGGGTTAGGTTTATGCCATATTATATCTTGTCTCAGATACCATCCATCATTTCTCATTGCGAAGGCAAAGAGCCATGGGATTCCAATAAGGTCTTTTTCTTTGAGTCCTTCGATTCTATTTCCTCTGCGAGAACACATATCTGGTAAGTCTTGTTTAGTAGTTGAGACACTTTGTTTTGGTAGTCCTTGTCCTTTTCCAGGTCTGTAATTATAGTAACTATCCCCAAGATTAACCCAACAAGTTCCATCATCTGTAAGCACATTGCGAACCTCCTTAAATACGTTTACTAACTGGTCAATAAATTCATCAGGTGTTTGTTCCTGACCAATTTGGTTTTCTTCTCCACCATAATCTCTGAGTCCGTAATATGGTGGGGATGTTACGCAAGTTCTTGCACTCTGTGGTAAAAATTCACTTAGTGTCTCCTTACAATCTCCAAATAAAATTGTGTCTTTCATCGTTTTAAAAATTCATTCAAAATCCAAGAACTACTGTTCATTTTGTCATCGCCACCAACACCCCACTCAAAGATAACTCTGTCATTCTGTTGGAATTTAAGATATTCTGGCACGTTGGTATTAACTCTGTCTCCTCCATTACAGTATATCACTTTATCGTACATTTGTAAACACTTGAATATTGCCATATTAGATGAGTTGTCAGTATCATCATAAGTAATCGTCAAATCAACTGGTTTAAGTTCCTTGACAATTGCTCTTCTCTCCTTCATAGGTAGGAAAAACTTTCCTTTCTTACGGATTAACCACTCATCTGAATTAAGACCAACACATAATGGAGTATGAGGGTATAATTCTTTTGCATTTTTGAAATATGAAATATGACCACTATGTATTGGGTCAAATCCACCTGTGACTAAAACTATCTTACTCATCGTGTAATAACCGTTGTAGCTGCCTGACCTTTGTTGAAAATAGTATCGACTACTGCTTCAACCTTTCTTGCGGTAGTAATACCAACATTAGAGTAAACTGGTACACATACAAGACCGAATACTTTGTCCGCATCGCCCTTGCGAATAACTCTACCGATTGTCTGACTAATACCTATGTAGTCCATAGAACGCATAAACAATACTGCTTCAAGACCATTGACATTGATACCCTCTGAGAGTATGCTGTGGTGCAGTACAACAAACTTCTTGTCTGTTCTACCCCACTCATTAAGAGTATTAAAGAAAGTCTCTCTATCGACCTTCTCTCCATCAATCATCGCACCTGTTTTTGCTGTGATGAACATATAAGAATAACCACGAATAGCAAGTTGCTGTACGAAATCTGTCTGAGAAACAAGTGCAACAATCTGTCTGGTTGACTTGGCACATATTAATACTTTGTCCTTATCAAGATTATCAATCGCACCAATCATTTGCTCATTGTCTCTGTCTGCAACTAACTCATCTTTCTTGAGTATTCTTGAACGATACACCTTGACTTTAGGTGGTAGTATGTAACCCTGCTTGACTAACTTTGGTGCAGGTACTTGACATATCACACCACCATACACCTCTGTCCAGTTCATCCCTGCCTTGACAGGAGAACGGCTATGCTTTGGTGTAGCAGTAAAGAAATAGCATCTACCTGCATACTGAGAGAAGTAATCAGTAGCAGGGAAAAAGTTTTTCTGTACTGAGTTGTGTGCTTCATCAAAGTAGATAGTATCAACATTGATACCTGATTGCTCAACTCTATGTAATGAATGATATGTTGTAAATATAATCTTACGACCACTTGTTGTCTCATAAAAAGATTGAATCTCAAATGGGTTTGTGGTATTATACATTCCTTTAACTTTACCACTATGAACGTGCAAATAAGACACATCAATATAATGTTCGTCAAGGATTTCAATAAACTCTTTACATAGTTGCTCTGCAAGAAGTATGCGTGGTGCGACTACGACAATCGTACCATAGTATTCTAACTGCTTGATAGCATCCATAATCATACAGATAGTCTTACCACCACCAGTAGGAACAATGACTTGTCCTTTGTCGTGGTCTGCCATTGATTGAATTGCTTGCTCTTGATGTGGTCTTAGTTGCATTAGTGTTCTTTAGATGTCCTTATTATAGCATTAAAAAACCTCCTGTGCAGGGAGATGTGACAGTTAAAAAATTGGACTGACATTCTTATTCAAGATTTAAATTTATAGACCAAGGTGTATC